CGCCGCATTAGCCCGCATATTTAGGCAGGCCCCAGCAGGTCCTGCCAAGCGGGCGTGCGACGCTGTGTTGAGACATGTCGTCAATACGAATTTGGACGTTCCCTATCGGTCGGAGGTCGCTCCCGGGATCTATGTACCCCGGGTGCCTATGCAAACCACGACAATATGATTGGGATATGGAGATGAGGCCAAGCTGGGGCAGCATGCTCAGGTGCGTTGTACACGCGTTGCGTGTCAAGGATCTGAACTAGGCGCCTTGGCGATTGGCTGGGTCGCATGGGATGCTTTGGTGTTGCGGAAATGTTTATGCAACGCGCATAACGCTCTTTGTAATCGGCACTGTGTGAAACAGCCAGAAATGACTGCGGACTTGTTGCCGATCACTGAGATGTTTTTAGCTGCGGTTGCGGAAGTTCAAGTAGACTATTTTTCGTATAAGTACCAGAATTCGACGACCTGGCTTGCTAAGTGGCCTCTCGCCAAGCAACTCCAGTTTTTGCAGAGCATGCTCTTTGACCATGAGCGCCCTGGGTGGGTGCGCAGTTTTGTTAAGTGGGAGATTTTGTCGAGTCTTAGTTGGCCAACGAAAGCGCGTTTGATACAGGGTTATTCTAATCTAGTATCACAATTGCTGTCAGGGCCCTTAGTTTCTTCCCTGCAAGCTGTGTTATCCCACCACGTGCGGCACCTGCGCCTCAATGAGTACGTTGACCTGACTTTTGCTTGTGGTTTAGATGCTGCAGGCATGGTGTCTTGGGCTGAAAGGGTCCAGGGTGCTGTCGGGTATTATGAACGTGACGGTAAAACGTGGGACGCATTGGTGCAGCACAAACACTTCCTATACCGGGATATGATCTATCGGTTTTTCGATCCTGAATTGGCTGACATAATGGCGAAGTCGGTTGATGTTGCAGGAATCGTTCGTGGCAGGTCGGGGTTCTTGTCTTATCGTGTTGCTGGTACTGTTAAATCAGGCCACAACGACACGACTTTATGGAACTCTATCCTTAACGGCATCATCGCAGCACACGCATTCACCGAGCTTCGTGTTCGGGCTAGCGTGATAGTTACGGGCGATGATATGCTGGCCGCGGTGTATGATACCGTTCATCCCGAGAGTGTAGCTCATTTAGAACGTGATTGCGGTGTGAATCCTGAGTTTCGCATGTTTAAAGCGGTCTACAGCGCATCTTTTGTTTCGGCAGTGTGGGTCAACGATGGGGTTAAGATAGGGTTTATTCCGAAGCCAGGGCGTCTTTTCGCTCGACTTTGGTGGTCCGTCAAACCCCCGCCTCGTAGCCGCATGGCACAGCACCTCAATTCCATTGCCTTAGGGCTATATCCTGCCTGTCAAGATGTACCTATCGTCAAGATTTGGCTTCGGAAAGCAATGAATGGGATGCAGTCAGTAGATACGGGAAGAGACTGGTGGCGCGACTTTGGTAGCAGCGACCAGAAGTTTTCTCCCGGTATCTATAACTTCTTTGCCTTGCGGTATGACGTCACCGTCGAACAATTATATGAATGTGAATCATTCTTAGAAGCGTTGCCTTTTGAGGCGGGCCTAGTCGTACATCCAGTCCTGACAAGGATTATTGAAGTCGACTTGGCTGATGTGAAAGACCGAGTCATGGATTCTCTCGAGGCTCAGTTCACACTAGAACATAGTGCTTAATTCATTCAAATGAAAGCAGAAGTAGAGAAACGTCTCGAAAAGTTCGGAGTAGGGGGTCTGGGCCGCGACTTTGTAGTCAAAGCTCTAGATCCAGCATGCACACTGTCGTCGCCGGGGATACCTGACCCGAACGCAGTGGATGTAGTCCGCCCTGAATATAGGGTGCAAGCGACAATTTCATCGCCTCCGGGGGCGTCAACTTGGGACCTGTACATGTGGTCACCACCTGGTGACCTCACAGCGATGTGCTGGGCAGCAGCACCAGGTCCTAATGTTGATTTTTCTACGGTTACAGCACCATTAGGTGCGTTGACTGGGCAGATAGCCCTATCGACGACGGACGTGTTATCCACGGGGCAAGTCCAGTTAATGAGTATTCTTCCTACGATGTCACCATTTGCTGCAGGGGTTTACACGGTGGTCGCTCCTTCTTCTAAGGCCTGGTCTTTCAGGCATACTTACAAGTCGATCACTGCGGAGCTAGTAGCAGCCGACATCAACAACCAAGGCACGATTTATGCCGCGCAGTACCCGTGGCAGCCAATATCTCATGCGATGACTGTGATTTCAGCCGCCCCTATTCCGCCGAATTTGTGCGTAGCAGCATCAGAAGTCACGTGGTTGCCATTTAATGAGGCAGACATGACGCTGTCAGCACCAGAATGTTATATTGGGCCGGCAAAGAAAGGGGTCTACATGCCCCATCGCATGACCGGGCCATCCCAGAGCTATGCTCGCGTGACGGAACAAACACCGTTGATGGCAGGCCTGACTGATCCTGGGTCAATTGGCCTAGGAGCTTTATGCCTGTCACCGACGTACGATTATATGACGATGCAATGGCCGAAGGTCCCGATTGTGTGTCGGAACGACACTGGCGCGCCTGTTGGTATTCCATGGGTGAACGCAGCAGTCAATTCGAATTCTTTACCAGTCATTACGAACACAGGGTTCGATAATATGAACTGCGGCGTGCAGATTTGGCGAGGTTTGGCCGGCGGCGGGGGTGGCGGAGGTTTCGCTGCTTCTGTGCAGGTTAAGTTGTTGGTGGGCTTAGAGATAATGCCCAGACCGACAAGTATCGACCGAGTCTTTTGCAAAGCCGCTTGTGCGTACGACCCTCGTGCTCTAGAGGCGTATTACGCTATTGCTTTAGAGCTTGACGACGCTTATCCAGCATCGTACAATGCTTTAGGTTTGATTTTACCATTGCTAGCTAACATAGCGAAAAGGCTGTGGCCTACGATTAAGTCAGGAGTAGATTACTTGGTTGGCGCTGACCCTCCACGGAGTTCGGAAGTCTCTGTTGTTCGTACAGCGCCACCTGAGCGTGCTCCGACCACAGTCCCACAACCTCAACCCCAGCCTAAGCTTGTAGTGCGCACTAGGTCTAGTTCAGCCCGTCCCGCCAAAATCATGGCGAAGAAACGGGTTCGAGTTAAGTCCCGCAAGTAGACGGGTAAATATATGACCCCCCACTTTTGTGGGGGGTCCCCTGGTCGAGAGTTACACCAAGTTAAGAAAACCTAGTCATTCTCCTGGTAGCAGTACTAAAGAGAAGCGGGGGCGAGAGCTCAACCCCGATAACAATAGAAGCCTTA